CTTAGTACTCATATACATTATTAAAACCTAACCTTTCAAAAGACGGAACAGGAAACATCTCAGGCTCGACTGGAAGTACCACTTTAACTTCAAACACTATTCCATCGCATTCTCACACTTTAGGGTTAACAAATGCTATGTGTATGGCTGGAGGGATGTTTAGTGGGTCAGGGGGAGCGGGGCAAGTTTCAAGTGGTAGTACCGGTGGAGGTCAATCTCACGACCATACATTGTCAGCTAACTTTAGCGGATCTGCTAATTCAGTATTACAACCATATTTAGTACTTATTTATATTATTAAGACTTAAGGTTATTGATTATTTAATTAAGGTCTAGGTCCAAGTCTCGTGATCTTTTCTTCTGAAGTTTCAGCTCTCTTAGTACCATCCGCCAATGTTATTTGAACATTGTTCTTGTCCCAAGAAACTTGGGCCTGGTAAGTTTGTTCAGTTAAATTGAATCTATCAATATATTTCTGTAAACTAGATACATCGGTAATAGGAACATTTCCTTTACCTGAAGATGTTTTATACTCAATTTCTTTTTGACCGTCTGAATGATACTGAATAGCATGAATATCGTTAGGAATAGATGCCCAGAATTCTGAATCATTATTAATAACATGACAACGTCTATTAGGATGTTGACACTCTATAGTCTCTAAATAAATAGCTTGATCGCTTGGTATAACTGTTAAATGCATAAATATCTCCTTGTCTATTAATAATATAGAAATCTACTTAAAAAGGCAAGTGGTAATTTTATAAGAATATTATGTCTTTATTATATAAATAAGTACTAAATAAGGTTGTAATACTGAATTAGCTGAACCTGAGAAGTTAGCTGATAAAGTATGGTCGTGTGATTGTCCACCTCCGGTACTAGTTGTAGTTGCACTACATCCACCTTGACCGGTGCCTAATACTTGCCCACCCCCACCCGCACACATACTTCTAGTAATACTATGAGTATGTGAAGCTATCTGTTGAGTAGTTAAAGTGGTACTTCCAGTCGAGCCTGAGATGTTTCCTGTTCCGTCGTTTGAAAGGTTAGGTCTTAATAATGTATATGAGAACTAAGTAAGGTTGTAATACTGAATTAGCTGAACCTGAAAAGTTAGCACTTAAAGTGTGATCATGAGATTGTCCGCCTCCTGTATTACTTGATGCACCAGAACCCGACGGAACTGCATTAAAGAGAGTAAGCATAGCATTTCCGCATCCCTGCGGGCCCGAGAAAGTATGTGAGTGAGAGGGGATCTGCTGAGTAGTTAAAGTGGTACTTCCAGTCGAGCCTGAGATGTTTCCTGTTGGCGTCACTGTATTTGCTCCGCCTGTTTGAGCCAAAGATTTTGTATTTGATTTATTTACAACTGTTCTATCTGTTAAATCAGGTAAATTAAATGAAGCACCTGATCCACCATATGTATATCCAATAACTGCAAATAATGCAGCATAAGTTGATGTTGAAACTGAAGCACCATTACATTCTAAAAATCCAGATGGAATTACAGCTGAACCCCAAGGAACAACTATTCCAGTATTGACACCTTCAATACCTGTTAAGTTTGCTCCATCAAAATCGTATCTTGTTGCTTCGTAATTTGCCATAATTATTTATCTCTGTAAGTCCAACCAACTGTTGCATCACCTGAATACACTAATGTAAATCCAGCGCCTTCAGTATTGATAACTAAGTTAGAAGCACTATTTGCTATATTACTAGAATTTCTTCCAATAGTCAAAGGTTTGGTATCAAAAGTATATCCAGCGTCAACAAAAGAAACAATATCTCCTGTAGCAGGAGAAGCTGGTAATGTTATTGTGAAAGAAGTAGTAGCTGTATTTGCTAATATTGCAGATCCTGGTTGAACAGTTGCAGATGCTGAAAGAGCTCTCCATGTTTGTTCCATTGAAATTAAATTTACATTTGTTCCATCAGCATAAAGTACATATCTATTTCCTTGTGCTAATTTAATTCCAGTTCCTGAAGTTGTTTTAAAAGTTAAAGTAAAAGTACCCATAGTAACTTGGTTATTTACTAAATAAGTTTTTTCAATTGAATCCGGTACAGTTACATTTACGTTTCCAGATAATGTTCCTGTTAAATTAATAACTGCATTTTTACCAGTAGATATGGCACCATCTGTAAATAAAAGAGTAAGACCTGTTGTTGCGTTAACTGCTAGTGATTGATAACCAGCGATTGCTTGTTGAATAACTACTAAATTTGTATTTGTAATTTGACCCCATACACCAGCTTCTGTACCAGTAGCTATTAGGGATAGTTTTAGGTCTGATGAATATGCTATAGTCATTTAAATCCTTATTTTGTTCTTATTAAAATATTTATCAGTTTTTGTCAATTAATACAACCCTTATATTTATGCTGCAACTTCTGTCCAATTTACAGATTGTCCAGTATTTACAGGAGCCCAAGCTCCTACATATAACTGACTAGTAATTCCTGTCAAGCCAAATCCAGTTACATTTGCAATCACATCTATTTTATTAGATATAGACCCTAAAGATAATGTAGCTAAATTAGTTGTTAAATTTACAGGTGTATTTAAATCTATAGATACAGAGTTTATAGATGTTGATAATAACTGACCAGTTACAATCCCAGCCACAGCTATATCTATATCTATTCCATTATTATTAAGTGTAGTAGTTAATTGTATTCCTGTTACTTCAGCATCTGGAGCAGGGTCTACTATACCTTCTGCTAATGTTAATAATTGTCCTGTTAATAAAGTATTTACGTCTATAATTGGCGTAACTGAATTTAAAGATATAGTTAATTGTTGACCTGTTAAAGAAAGGTTTGAATCTCCTGTAATAGATATAGGATTTAAAATTGTTGTTAATAGTTGTCCTGTTAATGCTACCGGAGTATCTAAATCAACTGTAGTGTTTCCTTCAAATGTACTTAATCCAATATTTTCACCCCAACCAAGTTGCCCCCAAGAATTTGATCCCCATGTTGTAGGTGTTCCAGGAGCTGTTACAGGAACATCTATTCCTGGAAATGCATTGACATTATTTAAAGTTAAATTTGCTAAATTAGTTGTAAGAGTTAAATTTGCTGTTCCGGTTAAAGAAACTGAATTTAAATTTGTGGATAAACTTTGTCCTATTAATAAAATAGAACCATCAATTGAAAATGAAACTGAATTTAAAGAAGTTATTAAATTTTGACCTGTAACTGCAACCGTTGGACTTGCTGTATTAGTTCCCCAACCGGTTAATCCCCAAGAATATGCACCCCATCCATCATTTACTTCTGCTATAGTTGAAACAGAATTTAAAGAAGATGTTAAAGATTGTCCTGTTGTAAATACAATTATATTTTCAGCACCTGTACCAAATTCACCTATGCTCCAACCCTTTTCTCCCCAAGTTGAATTGGCCATGCCAGAATACTCCTACTAAGCTATTCTTATGATAGCCGATGTATTAGTGAAAGCTGGGAATTGGATAGTGAATGTTCCTGAAGTAGCTGTTTTATCAGTCGTAAAGTTTAATACTGCAACTGCAGAATTACTAAACGATGTATTATATATCAAGCAACCTCTTGCAGTTAATGTAACGTTCTGAAAAGATAAATCAGCAAAACTTGTGAAAGCAGTTGTTGATACAACCGATGTTCCAGAATTTACTAAAGCTTTTCCACCTGATGTATAATTAGTTCCAGAAGAACTAACTTGTCCAGCAGTTGTAAATGAAGTTGTTGCTGCACCTAATGTTGCAGTTGATACATAAAGAGCTAACTTAAATTTATCACCACCAGCACCTAGCGTTGAAAAATCTTGATCACCATCTAATAGTTGTTTTTTAAAACTATTTGGTAACGCTTGTGTAATAGCCATATTTTTTTCTCCTTATTGTGGTTTACGAGCTATACGAGGTTCTCCATCTAGAAACTCATCAGTTCGTCTTCTTCCCATTTGTTCTAATGAGAATCCTTCGATAGCTTGCTTATATCTATTTTCATAATATTGCAACATATCATTCGGACCCTTCAAAAATCCATAAGCCTCAACTAGGCAAGCATATAATAAGCCATTGGGAAACTGTTGACTTAAATA